AAATATAGTAAAAGAAACCAATATGATAATTTTAATGTATTACAAAATATAATCCCTCAAAAAGAATTCCACACTGTTGTAATCCCTGATTATGTTACACTACAATATTCTTGTATTATATGGACAGATTATATAGCTCAAATGAATAAATTAATCGAAATGATAAATTATTCATCAGATTCATATTGGGGAGATAAAGAAAAATTTAAATTTAATGCAAGAATAGATACTTATAGTAATACAACAGAAGTTGCACAAGGAGAAAATAGAGTTGTTAAAACTAATTTTGGTTTAACTATTCAAGGATATTTAATACCAGATAGTTTAAATAAAGATTTAGCTAAAAAACCACAAAAATTCTTTAGTAAATCTAGAGTAGTATTTAATAATGAACTTATAGTAGAACCAACAGGACAACCATTAACAAGAGAACAAGTTAGAGGAGCACCTGTAACAACAAATATAAATCAAATAGGAACCGGAGTAGGTTACCAAATATTAGGAGAATCAAATCAAATAGCATAAAATGGCAAAACAAAATATAACAACATTAAAAGGATACTTCGAAACAGGAGATGTACCAAATCAATCACAATATGGCGATCTTATAGATTCTAATTTAAATCTATCTGAAACAGGAACCCAAATAGCTGCAGGAACAATAAGTTCTTCTAAATTAGATGCTTCTACTTATATATCATCTTCAGGAAATATACAAGCTGTAGGATATGTAAGTGCAAGTGCAATAAGTTCATCGGGTGATATAAGTGCAGGTGGAAAAATAGCAGGATTATCAGGTTCATTTAGTCATATATCAAGTACTAGTAGTATTATAACTGTTAGAGATCAAACAGTATTTCAATCATCAGTAACCGCAAGTATTATTAGTGCAAGTGGACATATTTCTTGTTCAGGTTTAATAGTAGGAGGATCAGAAATTAATTTATTAGGAGGTAATATAACGGCAAGTGGAACTGTTACAGCAACTGGAGGTATTATAGGACCTATAACTTCAACAGGAGTTACATCTACAGGACCTGGAGTATTTACCACTATAAACACAGGTCAAGGAGTTACTGAAGTTCATTTAATGGATCAAAATGTTAGAACCACAGATGCAGTTGTATTTACTACAGTTAATACAGGACAAGGTGCTAATGAATTATATGATATGAATCAAAATGTTACAACAACTTCAGCTGTTACTTTTGATTCAGTTACATTATCAAAAACAACAGCCTCAAGTGTTGCTTATGAAGAAGGACAAACTATTACATTTAATACTTTTAATTCCGTTATACAAATATCAGGTATCCCTTCAATTGCAGGTATAAATGATATAGGAGTAGTATCAAAATCAGTTCCTTTTACTGTAAGTAATAGTTCATGTAAAATTAATTCTATAGTGTTAGGATCTGTACAAAATGCAGATCTAACAGTAGATACCTATAAAATAAATAATGGTAGTTTTAATTTTAAAATAAATAATTTATCAACTAGTGCTTTTTCAGGAACAGTTATTTTAAATTTTGTAATATTATAATAACCCCACAATATGGCCATTGATTACGGGTTAAAATACGATAAATATCAAGTAATATCAGGTAGTGCTTATCTATTTAGATCTGGAGCTATAGCTGACTCATCAACAGCTATATCTGCTTCATCAAATCAAATAATTGCAATAACATGTTCTGCTAATTTTAATAATAGATTAACAAAATTAACCTCTGTAAACGCTAATGCTACTATTACTATTACTAGTGGTAGTTCAAATAAAGAAAACCTTCAAAACGATACTAAATTAATATTAAGATATTATTCAGGTTCAAAACTCCCCACAGATAGAATTGTTTCCTCTTCAGAATCAACTTTAGACCATTTATTAGGGGGAATAGGAACTAATGTATCCTTTATAGATATACCTTTATTAAATGATGACGATTCTTTTACAGTAGCATATAAAACAGTAAGAGCATTAACTGCTTCTGTAGGACATAATAGAACCTTTAAAGCTGCTTTAGTAGATGATGGTAGTACTTTTCAACCATCATCTTCTTTAGGAGAAAATATGACTATTGGTAGCTCTTTTAGAATCAGAAGTGCTCCAACTTACACATTACCTAATGATTATTTATTAAGTTCTTCCGGTTTCTTTACTATTACTAGTTTAAATAGTGGATCTGTAGCTACTCCAGATTTTTCAGGAACAGAAGTTCAAATAGATGGTATGCAAGTAGGTACTTCTCTTATGGTAGGAGGAGGAAGTGGAAGCCAAGCATTTGCCCATAATTTAATCCAAACAGGTTCTGGTCTTTTAAATCAAGAATTTTTTGAAGGATTTCCTATTCCAACATCATCTTCAATAGGGTTAACTTTAGATCCAGAAGATAAAACAAGTGGAGTAATAACAGGTTCAGGAGACACAAAACTATATATGTCGAGTTCAGGTCGATTAGGAATGAACACAACAAATCCTATAACAGATGTAGATATTAGAGCAAATGAATTTCAAATTCAAAAAATAGCAACTAGACAAGGTTTAAGAATTAACCCTGAAGGTAATATTGAAAGTTTTGATAAAACAGCAGGAACAGCAGCTACAGGTAGTGAATTTATTTTAAATTATTCTAGAGGAGTTACAATAACAGCAGCTATATATGGTACACTTACAGGAACAGAATTTGCTGGTAATGATACACAAGCACAAAATGCTTTTAATGCTTTACCTGAGAATGAACAAGCAAAATTATTAGAAAAAGCTGAATCATTAGGTTTTATTACTCCTCCTTCAGTTGGAGACACAATAGGATCTATTAGGTGGATAGCAGAATCGGGATCTTCAGGTGATTTTAACCCAAGAATAGGAGGAGAACAAGCAACTATTAAATCAAAAGTAACAGCAGCAGATAGTGATGGTGTAGCATCAGACTTGATTTTTAGTGTTGCAGGTAAAGAAGTAGGAGCATCTCCTGTAATGGTATTAAGAAATAATAGTATAGGTGTTCATCAATTAACAGGATCTATAATAGTAACAGGTGATATTTCAGCAACAAGTTTAAATGTTACTAGTATTACATCATCAATAGTAACTTCTTCTATAGTACAAACATATGGATCTAATATATTTGGGGATGCTATAACGGATTCTCAAACTTTTAATGGTCATATAACAGCTTCAGGTGACATAAGTTCAAGTGGAACTATAACTGCTGCTACTTTTAATTTAGCGGGGGGTTCATTATCTACAACTAATATAACAGCCTCAGGACTTATAAGAAGTTCAGGATCCATAGTTCATGGAAATGTAAGCGCAAGTGGAAATATAGTTGCATCAGGATTTATATCAGCAAGTGGTAGACTTCAAACTCTATCCCACATTACAGCCTCAGGTAATATAAGCTCAAGTGGAACTATAATAGGAACAATAAATGGAGGAAAGTTTTAAATATTAATATATGGCAGGAGAAATTACATGGGATCAAGCTAAATTTTCATTAGACTCAAATAAATTTACATGGGATGATGTTAAATTAGCAAGAAGAGCAGCAGGAGAAGATTGGAATACATGGGAACAAAAAGATAAAAAGAAACTAGTAAAATTAGTCTTAAAAGTTCACGGTAATACAATAACAGAATCTAAACAAAAAGAAATTAAACAATATAAAATAACAGCTAAAGATATTAAAATAGTAGTAAAAGAAGTATTAGGCGTGAAAATGATCGCTGAGGGCATATCTATTTAATATTTATATATAAACCATAATATGTACAAACTATTTACAGACAAAACTGAACTTTTTGAATGTAGTATATCATTACAAGGAGCAAGTTTAAAAAAATCAAAAGCAAGATTAGTAGTAGAAACCCCTGAATATTCATTATTATTTAATGGAAGTATATCTAAAGGGGGTAAATGTGAAATTCCTATTAGAAAATTAAAGGGTCTTATAGACGAAGACACTAAAGGTAACATTCGTTTAGAAGTTATAGCTGAAGATACGTTTTTTACACCATGGGAAAGTGATTTTGAAGTAGATGCAAGTAAAAAAGTAACAGTTGAAGTTAAAACACAAACAACTAAAAAACCTATTGTTGAAACTAAAGTAAACGTGAAAGTAAAAGAAGAAAAACCAACAATTACTGAAAAAGAACACGTTATGAATTTATTTAAACTCTTAATAAAAGAGGATATAAATGTAAATAATATTTTTTATAAACGTAACGCGTTAAATAATGTAGTAGCAACATATTTACAAGAAAATCCCGTAGAAGATGCAAGTAAAATAATAGGGGGCATATTAAAAGTTCTTGAAAAAAAGAAATAAAAATGGTTATAAATGGCGTTAAACGACTTAACAGGACAAAATATAGAAGACACTTATCAAAAAGTTGTCCAAACAGACGGAAATAGTCTAGCCGAC